GGAGAAATGTGTGTTCAAGTTTTTTTACATTTTAATGATATTAAAAATAAAGAAGCAAAAACTAATTTATATGACGATAGACCTTTTTTAGGTCTTCCCAAGGATATATGATAAAAGTAAAAAGAAATTTTGATAATAAAGTTTTAAGCTGGAAAGAAATACTTGATGAGTTATGGAAGGCTTTTTATGAAGAACAAGATGTAAAATTTAATCCACCAGCATTTTTTACTACTTCTTCAGCTAATCATATAAAGAAAGCAAAAAGAATATTAAAAAAATTAAAATTAAAAGAGGCCCACCTATATGTTTCATTGACCCATGATTCATGCTCTTTTGGAAGACATAATGATGATACAGATGTTTATTTTTGGCAACAACAGGGAAGTACTTTATGGAAATTTGATAATAAAAAACCAATTATTTTAAGAAAAGGAGATTTAATCTATATTCCTAAAGGAGTACATCATGACGTTACTTCATTATCTCCTCGAGCAGGTTTATCAATGAGTTTATAATGGAAGCAAAAGAATTCGCAAAAAAATATTTAACAAAAGTCAAGTGGCCTAGAAGTAAAAAAGCTACTTGGGATGTAGAAGGTATTTTAAAAAACATATCTAATAGAGAATTTAAATTTGATTTAAGACCCATGAAACCTATAGAAGGGGAACAGAAAGGGAAATATGGTTCTTTAAAAACAGGAGCCGAAAAAATAGTTTGTGATTTAGGAGATCAGTTGATGATTATAGATGCAGAAGAACTTCATCTTTATTTAATAGCGAACAGAAAACGCAAAGTTTATTTAAACGATTTAAGTGAAAGGTTAGAATGGACAATAATATTACAAAAATAAAGACACACCATATGAACACTTATGGTTATACCTACAATGTTTTGAATCATAAAAAACATAAAAAAGAATTATTAAAGATAATTGCTAATGTACCTCTAAAACCTTTAAAGGAAGGGAATGACAACATCGCCCATACGGATTGGTATTTACCAAAAGAAACAAGAAGAGAGTATTTTAAATATTTTTTTAAAAATATATTGACTGATTATGCAGAGGAATTTTGTAAACTATTAAAAGTAAAAAAATGTACAGTCCGGAATTATTGGTTTCAACAATATAAAAAAAATAACTATCATGGTTGGCATGTTCATGATGCTCATTTTTCTGCAATATATTATATTGAACTTCCTGATAAAAATATGAGAACTGAATTTAAAGATAGTGTCACAGGTAAAATAGAATCTATTAATGTTAAAGAAGGGGATATTTTTACTTTTCCAGGACATTTGCGCCATAGATCAAAACTTTTTAATAGTAAAAAAAGAAAAACTGTTATAGTTTTTAATCTTACATACAGCGACGATGGGCCACAAGATGACACATAATATTATAGATAAAAAAACTCTAGAGTACGCGTGCTTTCAAACAATCTTTGTAAGAAAGCCTCCGTTGGTGATGACATGTGAAGTCAATATACAACGAATAGAAAACTCTAGTGTCATAATGGATCAGTTTGAAACTAGATTTCCGGAGATAGAACATACGCATATTGCATTTAGTAACTGTGAAAATCAAACACAAATTTTAAAAAATTTATGTCATTATAATGAGTTAAACTTTTTAAAGATGGATCCTAAAACGTTTATGTCTCATTTTCCTCTTTCTTTTCCTTTTATGTTTGTGTTGTTTAATAAAGAGAAAAATATAGAACATCTTGTGGAACAAGTAGTGTGGTTTGCTAATCGAACTTATGTAGGTTCAAGATTTGTCTTTAATGAATGGAACCATTATAATAATAAAATAATTAAAGATATTTTAGATTGCTATAATTTTAAACCTGTTTCAGGTTATAAAGAGGAGGTTATATGTTATGAAAGATTTAAAAGAAACACATAAAGATTGGATTGGGATATATCACAACGCTGCTACCAAGGAGTATTGTTCTAGTATAATAGATAGATATAACTATCATCAAGGTACAAGACCTCAAGTAGGAGGAGGGAGATTTATTATCAGTAGACAAGAAGAACAATCAAATATAGATAAAACTTTAAAAGATGGAGATACTCTTTTCCTAGGATCCGAAAGCGTAGGGGGACCTGTTAATCAAATTTACGAAGGCCCATTAATTTTACATCAAGAAAGTCCATTAATAAGACAATTTCATGACGTCACTTGGGAGTGTTATAAAAAATATAAAGAACACTATCCAGCTGTTTCAGCTGTTTCAAAACATCAGATGGATAATGCAATCAGAGTTCAAAAAACTGCACCTGGTCAAGGTTATCATATGTGGCATTCAGATGGAGCATCTTCAACATATTCGGATAGAATGTTAGGTATTATATTATATTTAAATGATGTTGAAGAAGGAGGAGAAACAGAATTCCTTTATCAAAAAATGAGGATACGTCCTCAACAAGGAACTTTAATTTTATTTCCAACTTCGTTTCAATATATTCACAGAGGTAATCCTCCCTTAACAAACGACAAATATATAATAACCACTTGGCTTAAATACATAGAGTGATTAAAGTATATAAAAATTTCCTTTCTAAGGAAGAACATAAAGAGATATATGATGTGGTAACAGACGGTGTTACTTTTCCTTGGTTTGCTAGCACTAACGAGGGGACCGTATCAAAAAAATATTACAACAAACAAGTTAAATCTTTTAAAAACCTACGAGAACATGGTTTTTTGACACATCTTTTTTTTAATAGTGATCTTAAAAATCCTGTAAATTCTCGCCACATACGTGTCGTGGATCTAATACTCAGAGCTTATACGAAAAAAAATAATATAAAAGAAATTAATCTTCTTAGAAGTAAAGCTAATTTACAGATACAGGTACCTGATTTTAAAAAAGATCAATATAATACGCCCCATAAAGACTATAAAATACCTCATCATGGATTAATTTACTATGTTAACCAAACGGATGGGGATACTTTTTTCTTTAATAAAGATAATTCGATTATGAAAAGGATCACCCCAGAGCCAAATAAGTTGATCTATTTTGATGGATCTGTTAATCATGCGGGTAGCCATCCTGCTCGACATATGTATAGAATAGTGATTAATATAGACTTTAACTTTTAGAATATTGATATATGAATATTGATATATACAGTATATTAGAATATACTCCTCAAAAGAACAGGATTTTATATGCTACAAAAATTAGGATTTTTACCCGGATTCAACAAACAAGTCACAGAGACAGGCGCCGAAGGCCAATGGTTTGATGGTGATAATGTCAGATTTAGATACGGTACTCCCGAAAAAATAGGTGGTTGGCAGCAACTTGGTAATAATAAATTAACAGGAGCCGGACGTGCACTTCATCATTGGGACAATAACGCAGGTATTAAATACGCTGCAATAGGCACTAATAGAATTTTATATGTCTATTCAGGGGGAGCATATTATGACATTCACCCCATTAGAACAACTTTAACAGGCGCTACGTTTTCAAGTACCTCTTCATCAACAACAGTTACAGTAACATGTACTGGAGTACATAATTTAACAGAAGATGACATTGTAATGTTTGATTCTGTCAGTGGAGTTACTGCAATAGGGTCAACTTATAATGATGCTACTTTTGAAGATGAGAAGTTTATGGTCACTTCTATTCCTACTACTACAACCTTTACAATTACGATGGCGACTCAGGAATCAGGAACACCTTTAACTACAAGTGATGGTAATAGTGCTTCAGTATTATGTTATTATACTGTAGGACCTTCTCAACAATTAGGTGGTTATGGTTTTGGTACAGCATTGTGGGGAGGTACAGCTTTAGGACCAGCAACGACAACACTAGCTTCTACTATTAATGATAGTGTAACGGACATTCCTTTAACTAGTTCAGCTGCTTTTCCTACGTCAGGAGAAATAAGAATTGGATCAGAGGATATAAGTTTTACAGCTAATAATACGACAACTAATATCTTAAGTGGGGGAGCTAGAGAAGTTAATGGTACAACTAAAGCAGCCCATAGTGGTGGAGTAACTGTAACCAATATCTCTGATTATGTTGCCTGGGGCGAAGCATCTTCTGCTGACTTTACAATTGATCCTGGAATGTGGATTCTTGATAACTATGGAACAAAATTAATTGCACTTATTTATAATGGTAAATGTTTTGAATGGGATGCGTCTCCTTCAAATGCAACAAGTATCAGGGCAACTGTGTTGGCAAATGCACCTACTGCATCGCGTCATGTATTAGTTTCTACACCCGATAGACACTTAGTATTTTTTGGAACAGAAACAACAATTGGAGATTCAACTAAACAAGATGATATGTATATTAGATTCTCTTCTCAAGAGAGTATTGATCAAACAGATTCATACACAGTTAAAGCAAATAATACCGCAGGCACACAAAGACTTTCTGATGGCTCTAAAATTATGGGAGCTATTAAAGGTAGGGATGCAATCTATGTATGGACCGATACTGCTTTATTTCTAATGAAGTTTGTAGGTCAACCCTTTACCTTCTCATTTGAACAAGTGGGGACTAACTGTGGATTATTAGGAAAGAATGCATCTATAGAGGTTGATGGTACAGCTTACTGGATGTCTGAAAATGGATTCTTTGCATACGATGGTCAGTTAAAATCATTACCATGTTTGGTAGAAGATTATGTTTATTCTACCGATTCTGGACTTGGCATAAATACTACATCTAGAGACTTAGTAAATTGTGGATTAAATAATTTGTTTGGTGAAGTTAGCTGGTTTTATTGTAAATCCGGGTCAGATGTAGTGGATAGAGTAGTGACTTATAACTATCTAGACTCTACTATTAAAAGACCTATATGGACAATAGGAACACTTCCACGAGCTGCATGGAGAGACTCTTCTGTTTTTGAAAAACCCCATGCTACGTATTATGATCCTTCAGATGATGCATCGTCAGATGTCACTGGTAATACTGATGGAATTACGATATATTATGAACAGGAAACAGGGACCGATCAAATTGATGGAGAGGGAACTGTGACCGCTATACTCGGAACTATTACATCCGGTGATTTTGATATTACTCAGAAAAAAAGTACCACAGGAACTAGTGTAGGAATGCCTGACTTACGAGGAGATGGAGAATTTATAATGAGAATAAGTAGATTTATACCAGATTTTATTTCACAAACAGGTAATACCCAAGTAAGTTTTATTACTAAAAATTATCCAAATAGTTCAGGGACTACTACAAATTTTAGTATTGATTCCACTACAACTAAAAAAGATACAAGATTAAGAGCACGATCAATTGCACTAAAAATTGCCAACACCACTTCGTCTGAAGATTGGAAACTAGGAACTTTTAGATTGGATATACATCCAGGAGGAAGAAGGTAATGGCTACATTTTATACTGGAGTTGATCAACAAAGATATGATGAAGGCGAAAAATTTTTGCCTCAAAATCGATTTCTTTTAGACTATACAGCACCTAAGACGGATGTAGAAGAAGAAGTAACAACATCATATGGAATACCTAATACTAATGCATTTATTAATAGCGGCACTGGAAGTACAAATTTTTCTACAGACCAACTACTTAAGAATTATGAAATAGATACAAGAAATCAATATTTTGGTAGTCAACCAACACCATTAGTAAATGATTTATATCAAAGTAAACTTGATAAAACTTTTATGGGTTTTCCAAGTTATAGACAACAAGAATTAACTGGCCCAGATATGGGTGAGTATATTGGATCTGGTACAGATATTCCTTTAGAATTTACTACCGCAGGTAAAATACAGTCTGGATTAGAAAAAACAAAAGATGCTGCTAGTGGTATAATGAGTAATATAAAAGGTTTTGGTCCTATAAGTTTTGCACTTGGGGCTATGGACAAGTTTGGTACACTACCGACAGCCGATCAAGAATTTATTAAAATGAATATGGGTTACACTGGTCCAACAGTATTTGGTGAAAACGCGTCAGGATTATCTAAAGATGTATATGGAATAAATACAAGATCTATGTTTGGGAATTATGCAGAATATGTAGGGAAAGCAGCTAGATCAGATTTAACCGACGAAGAGTATGATGCCTTATCACCTAAACAAAAACAAAAAGTTGATTTTTATAGAGCTCAGGACCAACGATATAAACAAACACAAAAACAAGTTTTAGATGATCAAATGAAAAAAGACAAATTTTATGGGGCTCAAGGTAAATCAGATCCGGGAGATAGATCAAGAACGGGCGCGATTGGAAGAAGACCCGGATCAGGAGGGACTGTAGATAAAGTAGAATCTGGAGGAGTAGCTGCTGGACAAAATGTAGATAACACTGGTCAAGCCTACGATTCTGGTGGTCGAGAAGGTTTTGGATATGGTCTTAAAAAAGGAGGACTAGTAAGTATTTTATAATGGCAAAGATCGTACAATCATTAACAAGAGCTGAAGAAGAATATAGCCGAAAGAATTTACAATCATTGGTCAGGGACCTTGATGGTGTAATTACAAAATTAAACTCTTCATTTCAGGATGAAGTTAAACAAGAGATAGAAGCTAAGAGTTTCTTTCTAGATTCATAATGGCAGTAGTAAATGAATATAAATTTTATGGTAAAACTGTAACAGCTGCTGAAAGTAATAATCTTTTAGAGCCCGGAGATAACGAAACTATCATTGTTAAATCTTTACATGTTACTAATAAATCAGGATCTAATACTCCTACTATAACTATTACTAATAATGCTTTTGAAGTAATACATACTCAGTCATTATCAACATCTGCTAGTGTAGAAATACTAACAAATCCAATGATAGTAGAAGGGGGTAAAGTATTAGCTGCTACTACAGCAGGAACGGTAAGTGATGGGGTAGTTATTACCATCAGCTATCTAAACATTAAAAAGGAGAAAACAGACTAATGGAAATAAAACAAGCAAAAGTAGAGGAAACTTACAGACACAAGAAAACTGGCGAGGTTTTTAAGGAAAGAAAAGACTGGGAAGCTAAGGGTTATACGAATGAGGACATGGCACAAGACGTAAAGGTTATTATGCCACCTCTTGATTTATTAAGTAAAACGAAGTAAACTAGGAGATTAAGGTAAAATTATGGCAATTTCTAGAATGCAACAACCCAGACAACAATACGGATTAGGAAGCTTAGTTAAAAAAGCTGTCCGTGGTGTTAAAAAAATTGTTAAAAGCCCTATAGGTAAAGCTGCTTTGTTAGGTGGTCTAGGTGCTTATGGTATGGGCTGGGGCCCTTTCTCAGGAGGCGGTATTAAAGGTGCAGGCTTTCTTAAAAATTTAATGGGAGCTAGAAATGCAGCAGCTGGTAGTAAATTTTTATACTCACCT